CATGGAAGATATAATCTAATATCAAATGATCTATAAGAACCAGCACCTATAAATTGAAGGTCATTTAAGTCCAGAGGAATATCTTGACCGTAACCAAATCCACCACCAGCAATGGTTCCTAATAATTTTGATGCTTGGTCTGCATCATCCACAATTTGTGATACACCATCGACCACCGCTTTGATGAATGGATTTGTTGATTGCTTTGCTTTGTTTGCTAAAAAGTTCAAAACCCCTGGAAGTGCATTTCCTGCCGATGTCTGCGATCTATTGTATTGAAGAGATGTCAGAGATTCAAAGGCAGTAGGAGCGGGAACATAAATCTGTGCTTTCAGGTTTGATAAGGTTGGGACATTGGCAAGATTTTGTGAACGCAGATATGCAGCAACTCTATTTGAAGCGGTGTTCGAATACTCGAAGCAATAGAATTTCATCCACAGTGGAATCGAACTTACAAGTTCTTCATCACTTGGAAAGACAAATGATCCAGTTTGTTCTTGAAGGGATGCGGCGTTTGCTACATATCCTGCCATTATTATCTCCTAAATATTTTGATGCCCTATAAAACCAGATTTACACCAAAGAATACTATAAAATATATAGGCGATCCAACCAAGATAATTTGTCGATCCCTCTGGGAGAGAAAATTTTGCAAGTTCCTAGACGAAAATACAAACATTTTGCGATGGTCGTTTGAAACCCTAAAGATCCCATATAAGTCTCCAGTAGACAAACAACTCCACTACTACATTCCAGATTTCATAGTCGAGAAAAAGACAAAAGGTGGAGAGGTTGAAACCATGATCGTGGAGATCAAACCCCACAAGCAGACCAAAAAACCAGAAATGGGCAAAAGAAAGTCAAAGAAATCTTTTTTGAACGAAAATGTAACTTATGCTATAAATACCAGTAAGTGGGATGCCGCAAAAAAGTTTTGCGAGTCTAATTCATGGAAGTTCATAATACTTACAGAAAAAGAGCTATTCGATGGCAATAAGTAGAGTAAGCAACACCATAACCCAGTTCCGAGAGGATGTCATAGCAAGAGGTGGTCCACAAATCTCTGGTATGTACGAGGTTATACTTTCGCGTGGTGGTAACAATCCAATCACATGTTATCCACTTAGCGTTGTTCTTCCTGGTAGATTGTTCATCACATATGATCATGACATATGGGGTACTATTAGAAAGATTCCATATAAAAGAGGGTACACACAATGTAGCATGACATTTGTCGTATACCAAGACTGGGTTGAAAGAACCTATATTGAATCATGGATGAATTCCATAATCAGAAATGACAATAGAACAGTTGAGCAACAGATAGCACTGGATTCACAGCAAAACTCATCAAGTGAACCATCAGAACCACAACTCTCAGAAGATGAGTTGAATGCAATCACAACTAGTTTGGCAACAGGTGGTCCACAGGATGCAGATGCAAACTTTGGATCTGGAAAATTTAACGATTACCTAGACTATTATGGTGGAGTCGGTACAGTATTCATAAACTGCCTAAACAGTCAAACAAAAGAACCAAATAAAACTATAGTATTGAAAGAAGCATATCCAGCAACAATTAGTCCATTAACACTGGCAGCAGATGGATCTGGATATCCAACATTTACAGTTTCATTCCAGTATAAAGATTATGTTTACTCATGAGGAACCTATGAAGAATTTTTTAAATGACATGAAAAACTCTCTGCCAAGATACAATGCAATTCAACCATCGACTGGCAAGAAAGTTACCTTTAGACCATTCACGGTGAAGGAAGAGAAATCATTACTGATATCTAACAGTACAGGAAACCACGAAGACTTTCTGACAACACTTGGATATGTAATAGATTCTTGTTTTGATTTGGATATTTCAGCGAATGATCTTCCGATATTTGATGTCGAGTATTTTTTCCTAAAGTTGCGTTGCAAATCAATCGGTGAATTGATACAACCAACCATAGTCTGTCAGACAACAAAGGAAAAAATAGATCTCAATCTAAACCTAGAAGAAATCAATCCAGTATATTTTGACAATCATACAAAAGAAATAAAGTTAGATAATTTCATAGTGAATATGAAATATCCAACCTTGAATGATTTTATCAATAAAAAAGAAAATGAAGATTACTATGATATGATGATCAAATGCATCGATACCATAGAATCTCCAAAGGAATTGATTGAAACAAAGAATGCGAATAAAGAAGACATTCAAGAGTTCATTGAATTGCTAACCAAACCACAGTTCAATAAAATCGTAGAGTTCTTCAAGACCATGCCTAAGATAGAAAAGGAAATAGCATACAGAACTTCAGACGGGGTGGAAAGGAAACTTCTGCTGAAGGGGATTCGTGATTTTTTTCAATAAGCCTCAGCTACACATCACTCAATAGTGTATTCAAATTAAATTTCAATCTAATGTACATTCAAAAGCAAAATTTACACGACATTGAAAGCATGATACCCTGGGAGAGAGATATATTCGTAGAACAACTGAGGCAGCACATAGAAGAACAGAATCTAAAGACACTACAAGCAAGGGCAAATAAACATGGATAAAAGAAGCACCGTAAACACAGAACTGCAAAATTCATTTGACGGTAATCTAGTAACTCTTGCTGGAAACAATGCTTCCAATTTGGTAGAACTCCCAAAGGCAGAGGAGCAAATCGAAGCACAGTCTGGAACAGTGATGAATAATTTTAATGTAAATGTAAATGTTACAGGATCACCTGGTTCAAGTACCACTGTACAGAAAACAAATGCAACTCAAATAGTTAACAATGCTCTTGCTTCTGGTGCTAAGTCTCCAGAGGAATTAAAAAAAAATTCATCAACGGATTCAAAGCAAAGTGGAGGAACTGATGTTTCCTTCATGGAAGGATCAAGTAAAATTCAACTTGTTGAGAATACAATAAACAGTGGTCCAAGTCAACCGATTCTAGACATAAGAGGAATAGAATATTTCTCTGCCGATAGACCTTCTGATTACGGTTATTCAGAAGCACCAATCAAATCACAAAACAATGATCTGAAAAGATCATATGATATTCTACATTTTCTGACCAAAGGTGGAATTTCTGATCACCAAGAAATGTCTTCAGTACCAAAAACAGTTTTGAATACTGAGTTTTCTGCAAATCTAAAAGAAAGTAATTTTAATTATTTTGAATCAAGCAATGTGAATGTTCAACAAAACAATAAAACATTGCATGAAAGTGCAAGTCAGATATCACAGGAAAACGACAGAAAAAATCAAAACCGTGAAAGAGAAAGAGAAGAATCACTAAACGAACTTGCATCACGGCAGAATAAAAGACAGGAGAATCAGCAAGAGTTTGCTGAAATAAAGGATGGACAAGATCTTGTTGGCAATACCATAACTGGTGCAAAGACATTGAACACCAGCGGTGCTAAGGATTTCAACAATCTCACATCAAGATCCACGACCATAGATTTATTCATTGATAAAATGAACAGTCCCCCGATTTGGAGGACTGTTCTTGGATAAGTTAGAAAATGTTTACTCTGATGCCAACTTCTGGAAGTAGGACAGGGCATCTGATTCATCATCGACATCCTGCTCTACTGGCTTCTTGCTCTTGAGAGTTGGTTTCTTCTCAACCAGTTCATCGGCAACATCTTCAGCGGTCTTCTGTGCTGCTGCGACACCACGAACATCACCACCGAGCACCTCATTCAGACGAGTCTTTAGTTCGTCGTATGACTTGAAACTTGAAGGATCATTGAATGGCTTCAAGGCATGTTGTGACTTGGCAATTCGATCCTTAGCATTCGAATCAGTAGTCAAGTCTGATTGAGAGTCAAACTTGCTATACTTGTAGGTAATGTAACCATTTTCACGCTTAATCTTGATACGGAAGTTTGCACCATCAGAATCCATGCTAAATGGATTGATCTTCTCGTCCTGCTCAAACTCAGGTTTCATTGCATTAAGAAGCATGTCCTTAATCTGAGCACCAAACTTAAATAGGAATACCTTACCCTCGTTCTGAGGATTTGCTGGATCTGACACTACAAACACATTCGAGATCCAGTGCTTCTTGATCTTACGCTGACGAGCAATATCCTTGTCAGAATCAAGACCTGAATTCCAAAGCATGGTATTCAGTTCAACAACTGGATCCTTCTGACCAATGGTGGTTAGGCAGTTTTCAATATACCAACCACCTGGTCCTTGAAATGCATGTGAGTTGAGTGGAATGATTGGAGTGTCGTTATCCACACCTGGAAGGAAACGAATGATTGCAAATCCGTTACCTGACTTATCCTGCTCTGGACGCCAGAAACGGTCATCCTTGTAGTTCTTGGAATCTGACTTTTCCTCAAGCAGACCAATCAACTTATCAATGCTATTCTTTGAATTATTCTTAAGACTCATATACTCTACTTTCCCCGAAGATCTCCTTCGGACTTGTTATCTGGTGGGAACTCCCCACCTCTGTATTATATCATGTTATTTGTTGTTGTCAAGAGAAGGGCAATTTGTTTTTAATTTTTGGTAAAAAATTTAATTCTCTCGCTTCCTGCTCTACCTTTTCAATTAGTGGTTTGGTCAAAAGTTTAGGAGCTAAAGAAAAATCAAACGAATATTCTTCGAAGAAATGGATAACCGAATCTAGGTAAGAACAGTTCTTTTCCTTGACATAATTTTCAACTCGACGGGAAAATTCTTCTTTTGTTATATGAAAGATCATATTACCAGTATACCACATCTATTATATATGTCAATGAACGGTATATATAAAAGAAAGG